GAATTACCGAAATACCTGAATGTTTACAACACTAGGGTCCAAAAAGTTTGCTGTTGTGGATTGCTGTGTTGATAACCTAAACCCCTGTGCATTTCTTGTCTGCACCCCGCCTGACCAAGAATTAGAGCCAGCCGTACCAGTAGACGCACTCCAAGAAACAGAATAATTTGTATCTGGCATAGCGACGGCAAAATTAACGTACCAGTCTCCAGTCCCAAGATCAGCCACACTGGCAATGTTTCCATTTGCATTCAGTGTTGCACGCCTAAGAGTGATGTTGCCACTGGTAGTTAAAGAGGTGCCTGCTGTATAAGTAAAAGTGTTTGCATCAGTTACTGTTGCAACTGTGTAAACGCCATCAACTCCTGTTCCGCTAGTAATGTCTGAATAAATACCACTTCCAACAAGCAACCCGTGCGCTGTAGCGGTGACTGTAACTGTCGTTCCTGACTGAGAGTATGTTCCGGTCAAATTCGTATTGGCAGAACCACTAAAACTTGCCCAAGCCCTACATCCATAAACCGTAGTAACGGAGCCATATCCAGAATTCATCTGGAAATTGCCAGACGCATCAAACTCACCAACCTGAACGCCACCCTCGGAAAAGCCAATCCTGTCAGCACCAGGAAAATAGATGCCGGTGTTGGTGTCCGTACCACGAATGGCAGGGGTTGCAGCAGAGCCGTCTATGTCAGAAGTTCCGTCATCGCCGGACAAAATTAAAGTCATGTCTGCCCCTCGGCAAATACATTAACAAATACGGTCCCATCCTCAAGCGCCTCGATCTCGTGCCACTCACTGCCGACAAGATTCACAGGCTGGGTGTCTTTGGTCATCACCAACTCCTTACCCTCTTTGCGGACGATGCAGCTTCCTGCGTGGCACATGGTCAAGTGAGAATACAGATGCTCGTGTCTGGGCAAACCTTCCCCAACATTGGCGTGATACACATTCAGCGTAGTGCCGTCCTGCGTCACGGAGAATTTGGGGATAAGGGGGATCATAGGGTTTGAGCGCCTGTTACTTCGGGTTGCACAGGCTTGGCAGGTTTAGGCTCGTTGGTCACACATTCGGTGCCGTTCCAGACAAAACCAATTTGAGCCTGACCCATTTGCTGAGTCAACACCCAATCGTCAATCGGCTTATCCCAAACCCAAACTAAAGCCATAGTGGTTGCCTGCACCAGCATCAAATAACCGGCAGGGGGTTGCCATGTGTCAGGATTTCCGTCCCAAAGGCAGACGTTCTCAACCACGTTGGTTGACTGATTAACCATTAGGTAATTTTGTGTGGTCATGTCGATCACCATTCAAAAATAACTACGCCTGCTGCGCCTGCACCGCCAGCAAAATTACCACCGGCAGCTGAATAAGATCCGCCAGCGCCGCCGCCATACACACCCCCCGCTATCCCAGCCCCATTAGAGACTCTTCCTTGACCCCCTCCACCCAAAGTAGGAGTCCCGCCAGCGCCCGCACCAGTTGTAGCACCAACCCCGCCGCCCCCACCAACTGTATTTATCGTTGCACCCGAAGAAGTGCCCCCGGCTCCACCCGCAGAATAATTACCACTTGCCCCCGAAGAACCACTACCACCATTTGCTGTGATAGTAGATATGCTCTGTGTTCCAGACGCGACTGAGGAATTACCCCCTGAAGTTCCGCTTGTAGGGCCGGAACTATTTCCAGCAGAACCACCAGAACCAATCGTGACTGACAAAGTATTTCCCGGCGTTAGTCCAGTTAGATAAGAAATTGCAGTTCCACCGCTTCCGCCGCCACCACTTGCACCAAAAGTAGGTGGGCAACTACCAGACTGTACTCCACCACTCCCTCCGCCCCCACCAACCACGGTAATCTTGACCGCAGTAATACCGGTTGGAATAGTAAATGTGCCGTTGCTGGTGAAGGCTTGACCACGGAATCCGACAAACGAACTCGCTGGAGCCGCAGATGTCCAAGTCGTGCCGTTGGAAGTCAGGATATTCCCGTTGGTGCCGGGAGATGTAAGTCCAGTACCCCCCTGCGAAGCAGGAATAGTATCCCCGGTAGTCAGCATCGTGCCCGAGCTATCAGGCAGCGTCAACGTACGGTTATTATTTGAATTGGGCGAGGTAATGGTAAATGTACCAGTCCCGCCAGCATTGCCTTCTAAAGCTATTTTGCTCATCTTTTCTCCTTACAGCACCAGCCAACGCTGACCTGAAGCTACCGTGATTGTGACACCTGGGTCAATCGTAATTGGCCCAACACTCAAGCCGTTCTGGCCACTTGGAATGGTATAACTGACCGAGACAATATCCTTAAGGGTGAGGATGGAACCACCCGCTTGCGCTCCACCAATCCCGCCCCAGTCACCGTTTGCATAACCTTCAAAAGAGCCAAGGCTGGTGTTATACCGGATCATGCCGTTTGCCGGTGACCCGCTGCGCTCTCCAGTCGTCCCAGCCGGGAGCTTGACTTGCCCCGTGCCGCTGAAGGTGCCGTCGCCTGTGGCGCTTAAAGTTCCGGTGATGGCAGTGTTGCCGCCAAAAGTTGCGGTGCTCGTGGAGCTAATTGTCCCCGTAACAGCAGTGTTGCCATTAAGGGTAGAGGTGCCCCCAACAACTAAGGCACCTGCCAAATTAAGCGCCCCGGCGTGATCAAACTGATACCCGACATCCGTGCCGTCGTTGTAGATAAGCGCCGTTTTGCCGTTCGGGATCGTGACCCCAACCCCGGCCACAATCACCCGGATGCTCTGACCCCCCGTGGTGGCGTTCTTGACTATGTAGTTCTTGGTAATCGCCGGGACAATCAAGTCTCGGGTAACCGTCAGGCTCACGCCAGAAGTCACATTCAGGAACACCGCCCGAGCGTCCTGCGCTGCGTTGGAGTCGGCCAGAGTCAGGGTTTTATTGGCGTCGGTGGCAAAAGTGACTGTCACCCGGCCTACGATGGCCTGCTCCAGCGCCGTACCAAAGTTAGTATTGGTCGTTGTACCCCAAAGGCCAACCTGCTCACCTGCGCCGATGAGTTCTATTTTCAGATTGGGTGAAAAGGTTGATGGCATGGCGTTTTCCTCAAGTCATATGATTACACAATCAGCCATCTTTGGCCAGAGGACACCGTAACAGTGACTCCGGCAGCAACCGTTATGGGACCAATAGACTGCCCGTTTGTGCCCGTGGCGATGGTGTAATTTGCAGATACTGTGGTGCCATTGACCAAAATGCCGTTGCTTGCCACCACCACAGAAGACTTGAACTCTCCGCTGCTGGGTGTGTACAGCAGTTTGGCGTTGCTGGTGTATACCGTGGATAGCGTTCCGCTGGTGGCCCCTGCAAATGTTGGATAGACCGCCGTTGCTGTACTGGTGTCGTTGCTAATCGTTGCGCCAGAAGAACCCTGCGGGGCAGATGTCCATGTTGTTCCATTGGAGGTCAGCACATTGCCGTTTGATCCGGGCGCAACAAACTGAACTGCGCTTGTGCCGTTTCCAAGGATTACGTTGTTGGATGTGAGGGATGTAACTCCCGTTCCGCCCGCCGCCACAGGCAGCGTCCCAGCAGTCAGCGTTGTTGACCCGGTGGAATACAGGGCGTTGTTGGCCCCGACAAATGTGGTTAGGCCCGTGCCGCCATAGCCCGGTTGGATAGTCCCGCCTTGCCATGTACCGCCAGAGATAACCGAAGTGCCCAGGTTAAAGGCGTTGGTGCCGAACGTCACGCCTTCTGGGAGATACGCATGCAAGTCCCAAGTGCCACCGGTCGTGCTGTTATCCGTCAGAAAGACCGCGCCTGCGCCGCCAGCCGGAATCGTCCCCACAGCCCCCGCAGCATAGTTCTGAATCGTCAGAGTGCCTGTGGCCATGTTGTTGAACACAAACGCCACCCCGGTTGTCAGGGTGGTGGCATCAGGCATCGTGTAGGTCTGTCCCCCGGTTCCAACAAGCGTGTGGATGTAACTTGATGCCGCCGTCAGCGCCGTGGTACCCCCAGCGGCTGTGGTGTTGGTATTGGCTTGGCTTACCCTATTGACGGTGATGTTTTGATTGGCATCCCGCAGCACAACCGAGTTGGCCCCAGACGAAGTCGTGACCCCAGTACCGCCGTAGGCCACCCCAATGGTCGTACCCTGCCAAGTGCCAGAAGATACCGTGCCCAGCGCAGAGACATTACCGCTGGTATCCAAATTGACCGAGCGCCCGGACGGGTAGGTGACAAATACGTTAACCGTGCCAGAGAAAGTGACCGCGCTGCCAGAGTTACTGGAAGCGTAGACGGTGGTCCGCGTCAGTGTTGGTCCCGTGGTCGAATACGTGCCAAGACCCACCTCCCAGTTACCCGTTGTATCTGTGGCCGAGTAGTAGGTGGTGTTTGTGTCGCCAATGACAGCGAAGGTCTGAAAGCCCGTTACCGCGCCTGTAAGCGTGAAACTTACAGTCGTATTTGCCGTGGCCGTTTCTTGGACACGGTTCGCAAGGACCAGAGGCATTTAGAACCCCTTATCAACTCGTCGCGGTGGTCGAGTAGGTAACCGAAACAGTGTCGCCCGATGTGGTGATCTTGGCCGTGGCAAACGCACCTGCGCTGTACAAAGTGCCCGAGGTATTACCTTGAGTCGAAGATGCGCCAGAGCCAGTCACCAAAAAACACCCGCCAACCGTACCGCCGCCACCGGTGATGGTGTAGGTGATTGCAGAAGCAGTCTTGGTCGTCACGTTAGTAGGAGAAGAGCCAGTCGAAGTGGCCGCACTAAATGATGCCGTACCCCGCACCGCAGAGCCACCCACCGTGTAGTTGGTGAACTCAGTCCAGCCACCATGCGAGGCCATCGTATCGCCAGCAGCAAAAGTCGGGCTGGCGCCAGAGATCAAACCAAGGAACGGCCCCACGGTGGTGTAAGAAGTGCCAGACAGCAGGGTGTCGAGCATGAGTTCTTTGCCAACGGCGTTGACCAGATTGGGGAACTCATCTTCCCACTTGATGTTGCCATCGGCATCACGGCAGACTACGTGGTAGTGGCCCTCAATACCAACAGACTCCGCGCCAGCCACATTCGACTGCATGATCACTTCAGCGTGGTCACCGAAGTTGGAAAGTTCTTTCTGCATGATGACTCCTTAAACAAGTCTGATTAGGGCAGAGGTGCTCGTGTTGGCGGGCATCTGCACGGTGAAAGTAGTGGTTGAGGTTTTGTCAGACCCAAAGTCCAACACGCACACAGCGCCGTTGTCACCCGGCGTGTAGATCAATGCACCACGCGCTGTAATCGCCCCCGTCCACCCTGGAGAGGAGAAGTTGACGTACGTGATGCTGCCGCTGGCTGTGTCCTGGCTTGCGATGGTGGCGGTCACAACCAAACCCCCGGCAACATAATCACCGCCAGAGGCTTCACCAATCGCTGTGTACGCCGTGGTGGTCTGGTCCAGCGTGGCTGAGTTGGTGTACAGCGCCAGATAGAACGTGTCTGAGGCGAAGTTGATCGTGCCGTTGGCAAGCCCCGACCGCAGCGTGTTGCAGGAGTAGTTGCCCGTGAAAGCCACTCAGATCACCTCGAAACTGTTGGATTTGGCGCGGTTCATTTTGGCAGGAATCACTTGCAGATTTAGAGGCACATGTAACCCCGACACAAGTTTACCCTGTAGGGGCAGCACATGATCCACCTGAAACGAAATGCCAAACAACTTAGTTCTTAGCGCGGCCAACTCATAGGCTTGTTCCATCAACCAGTGGTCGTCTTCTGTGAGCCACGCGGGGGTGCGCTTCAACTCAGCAGCGTGCCGCTTGGCTTTTATCTTGGCGTAAATATGCAGGTGTGTTTTTTGATACGCCCGCTTCTTTGCGTTCACAACATCAACATTTTCCGCGTGATATTTTCTGGAAGCGGCCTTGATCTTTTCCGCAAAACGGCTGTACTGCGTCTTGTTGTGCTGCTGCACTTTGGTGGGGTTCTCTATCCGCCATGCCTTCAACCGCTCTGCACGACACACAAGGCATTCCCCGTTAGTAGCGCGACGAGGAGCAACATGCCCGTGCTGGC